CGATCAAATCAAAAAGAACGTCTTCTACGGAAGGAAGTTTAATTACACTAAAGTACTTGAAGCTTTACGTGCATCCGATTATATGACTAACCGCATGATCGCAAGTTTTGTCCGTCCGTACGGAGAGATTAATCCTCTCGATGAAAAGACTGAACTCAAAGTCAATCCACGAATCTTCCATTGTATTGTTGGTCTCGCAACTGAAACTGCTGAACTACTCGAAGCAATCAAGTTGGATAGCCCTGACTTTGACAAAGTAAATATCCTTGAGGAGCTTGGAGACCAACAATGGTATCAAGCTATCGGTATCGATGCGCTAGGCGCATCGATGGAACAGGATGTCCTCGATCGAGTGATCGCAAAATTGCGGGCTCGATACCCAGATAAGTTTACAAGCGAAAATGCTATCAACCGAGATTTAGTTAAGGAAAGAAAGGTCCTCGAGGGTGATTCAGGTAAAACCCTTGAAGGTAGTAATTAAAGATTATATTGTTGATACACCACCAACAAAGATAGGAGAGAGTTCAGATGACAACACACAATATTTTTGCAAAGTTTCAGAAGCGCTACGAAGCGCGACAAGCTGAAGAGATGTCAATTCAAGAGTATCTTGAACTTTGCAAATCAGATCCAACCACATACGCAACAACATTCGAACGTATGTTAAAGGCAATCGGGGACCCCCAGATTGTTGATACGAGAACAGATGACCGCATGTCGCGCATCTTCATGAATCGCAAAATTAAGGTCTACCCTGCATTCGCAGACTTCTACGGAATGGAAGATACGATCGAGAAGATCGTCGCCTACTACAAACACGCTGCTCAAGGTTTGGAAGAATCCAAACAGATCCTTTACCTACTAGGACCTGTCGGTGGTGGTAAGTCGTCTCTGTCTGAACGATTGAAGGAACTTGCGCAGCGTGTTCCTATCTATGCATTGAAGTGCTTCAACAAGCAACGCAATGTTGATCAGATATCACCAATCCTTGAATCCCCTTTGGGACTATTTGATTCGAAGGAAGATGCAGCACTGATCCAAGAACAGTATGGAATTGGATCTCGCTACTTGAAGACTATCCCTTCACCATGGGCTGCAAAGCGTTTGCGTGAACATCAGGGAGATATCTCACAATTTCGAGTTGTAAAGATTTGGCCTTCGATTCTTGATCAACGTGGTATCACAAAGGTTGAGCCAGGTGATGAGAACAACCAGGACATCAGTTCGTTGGTTGGTAAGGTGAACATGCGTGAGTTGGAAGAGTACGAACAGAACGATCCAGATGCATACAATTGGGCTGGTGGCTTGAATGTCGCTACTCAAGGTGTGATGGAATTCGTTGAAATGTTCAAGGCACCAATTAAGATGTTGCACCCATTGTTGACAGCAACACAGGAAGGACATTACAACGGTACAGAACAGTTCGGTGCGATCCCTTTCCAGGGTTCTATCCTTGCTCACAGCAACGAAACGGAATGGCAGAACTTCCGCAACAATAAGACAAACGAAGCATTCTTGGATCGTGTCTACATTGTTAAGGTTCCATATTGCTTGCGCGTTACAGAAGAAGAGAGAATTTACCAGAAGTTGATTACTAACTCTGAACTCTCACAAGCTCCTGTTGCTCCAGGTACATTGAACTTGCTTGCACAGTTCTCAGTCTTGACTCGCTTGAAGGAACCAGAAAATAGCACTCCATTCTCAAAGATGGAAATCTATGATGGTAAGAACCTTAAGGATAAGGATCCAAAGGCAAAGAGCTTGGAAGAGTATCGTGATGCTGCAGGTGTTGATGAAGGTATGGAAGGTTCTTCTACACGGTTCGCTTACAAGATTCTTTCACAGGTGTTTAACTTTGATCCAGATGAAGTTGCTGCAAATCCAATTCACCTTTTCTATGTGTTAGAGAAGCAGCTACAACAGGATGGATTGCCACCTGAAGAAGAGACTCGTCGCATTGATTTCATTAAGGGAATCCTTGCACCTAAGTATGCAGAGTTCATTGGTGATGAATTGCAGAAGGCATACCTCGAGAGCTACCACGAGTATGGTCAGAATTTGTTCGATCGATACATTATGTTTGCAGATGCTTGGATCGAACAGAAGGATTACCGCGATCCAGATACAGGCGAGATGTTTGATCGTGAAGCATTGAACAGCGAACTTGAGAAGATCGAGAAGCCAGCTGGTATTGCAAATCCAAAGGACTTCCGAAACGAGACTGTTGGATACGTACTTCGCTACGGTAAGAGCAATCAGGGTAAGAACCCAGATTGGACGAACTACGAGAAGCTTCGTCAGGTCATCGAGAAGAAGATGTTTGCAAATACGGAGGAATTGCTTCCAGTAATCTCCTTCAGCAAGAAGGCTACTGCTGAGGAAGAAGAGAAGCACAATGACTTCGTATCACGTATGACCAAGAAGGGTTATACTGCTAAGCAAGTTAGGTTGGCCGTAGAATGGTTCATGCGCTATCGCAAGCACAACTAATAGCTCGGTATCCATAAGTAATAGAGGGGATTACGAAAGTAATCCCCTCACGAGGAGAAATTAGTGGCCTACGTAATTATCGATCGTCGTAAAAATGACAAGAACAAGTCTTCGACAAATCGCTCAAGATATGTTCGTCGTGTTCGTGAACAAGTCAAAGAAGCCGTAAAGGACATCATTCGTGATGGTTCCATTCAAGATAGTTTGAATGGTGGTGCTAAAAAAATCAATATTAAGAAGAAAGGATTAACTCAACCTGAGTTCCAACACGATCGTTCGGGTGGGATTCGTGATATTGTTCGTCCTGGCAATAAGGAATATGAGGCAGGTGATCGTTTTCCAAAACCACCTGGTGGTCAAGGTGCAGGAGGAAAAGGCAAAGGATCTCCTGATGGTGAAGGTAATGATGAGTTCGAGTTCACACTCTCTCGTCAAGAGTTCCTTGATTTATTCTTTGAGGATCTTGAACTTCCTGATATGATTAAGAAGGATATGGTCTCTACTGAAACCTACACAATGAAGCGTGCAGGATTTAGTGTAGATGGTAATCCAAGCAGGTTGAATATTCTTCGTTCGATGAAGTTTGCAAAGAGTCGTCGTATCGCTCTTAAGGCTCCAAAGAAGAAAGAGATTCGTGCATTGGAAGAAGAATTAGCTTTACTCCAAAAATCATTTGGGTTTGACAATGACACAAATGGAGAGATCGCAGCTCGTATCGAATTCTTAATCGAAGAGATTGCAAGATTGTATCGTAAGAAGAAGGCAATTCCATTTGTTGATGATATGGACTTGAGGTATAATCGTTGGGAGAAGTTTCCAAACCCAACTACACAAGCTGTAATGTTTGGATTGTTGGATGTATCTGCTTCTATGGATGAGTGGAAGAAGGAAATGGCAAAGAGGTTCTTTATCCTTATGTTGCTATTCCTACAGCACAATTACGAACGTGTTGATATTGTTTGGATTCGTCACCATACAACTGCAAAGGAAGTTGATGAAGATACATTCTTTCATTCGCAGGAAAGTGGTGGTACAGTTGTATCTACTGCATACGAACTAATGATGCAGATCATTAAGGAAAGGTATCCACTAAGTCAATGGAATGTTTTTGGTACTCATATCTCTGATGGAGATAATTATAGTCCTGATAATACTATTGCAACAGAAATACTTAGTAAGCAAATTCTTCCTGCAAGTCAGTACTTTGCGTATGTTGAAGTTAAGAAGGGAGCCGACTCTCAAGGAACAAATAGCGATTTGTGGCCTATCTTTAAACCAATTCAAGACGTTAACAAGAACTTTGTTATGTCTGTAATAGGTGATGTTAATCAGATCTATCCAATGTTCCGTAAACTATTTGAGAAGAGAAAGTAATATGTCTGAATTTTTAATTACTGATGGTCAAGAGTGGTCGTTTGATATGGTTGATGATACGTACAACCACTTGAATCGTATTTGGAAGGCAAAGTATAACTTTCCAATCTATCCAAACCAACTTGAGATTATTTCAAGCGAACAAATGCTTGATGCATATTCTGCTGTTGGTATGCCACTAATGTACAATCACTGGTCATATGGTGAGCAATTCATTCGTGAACAAGAAGCATACAAGCGTGGCTATATGGGACTTGCATACGAAATTGTTATTAACTCTGATCCATGTATTGCATATCTGATGGAAGAGAACACAATGTTGATGCAAGCGTTGGTTACTGCTCATGCATCGTTTGGACACAATACGTTCTTTAAGAACAACTATTTGTTTAAGCAGTGGACAGATGCTGGATCGATTATTGATTACCTTGCATTCGCAAAGAAGTATATCACCACTTGCGAAGAGAAGTATGGAATGGATGAAGTTGAATCAATCCTTGATGCTGCACATGCTCTCCAACGATATGGTGTCGATAAGTACAAGCGTCCACCAAAACTATCTGCTGCAGAGGAAGAGAAGTTGCAAAAGGATCGTGAAACGTATCGTCAATCACAACTAAATGATTTGTGGCGTACGATTCCTATTGGACCAAGGACAAAAGATAAGTTGGTTAATGAAGATCAATTTCCAAAGGAACCACAAGAGAACTTGCTCTATTTTATTGAGAAGAATGCTCCACGTCTTAAAGAGTGGCAGCGTGAGATCATTCGCATTGTTCGCAAAATTGCTCAATACTTCTATCCGCAGGGACAAACGAAGTTGATGAATGAAGGTTGTGCAACATACTTTCACTACAAATTGATTCACGATCTCTATGATGAGAAGTTGTTGGATGATGGTGCGTTGATGGAATTCTATCATTCGCATACTGGTGTTATTCGTCAACTTGACTATGATCACAAGTACTATTCAGGAATTAATCCATATGCACTTGGGTTTGCAATGTATCGTGATATTGAACGAGTTGCAATGGAACCAACAGAAGAGGATCGCGAGTGGTTTGGTAATCAGGATTGGGTAGGTAGTGGTGATTATCTTTCAACAATTCGTTTTGCAATTGAAGGTTTTAAGGATGAAAGTTTCGTACAGCAATTCTTATCACCAAAAGTAATTCGAGACTTCAAGCTATTCACAACACACGATGATGAAGCAGATCCAAAATACTTAATCTCTGCTATCCACAACAAGCAAGGTTATAAATTAGTTCGTGAATCACTTGCAAAGAACTATAACTTTGGTTATATGATTCCTGATATTCAAGCTGTCAGTGTTGATCGGTGGGGTGATCGTTCTCTAACACTTCGCCACTATATGGTAGATAACCGTCCGCTTGAAGCTGAAACTGCAACAGAGACATTGAAGAGAGTTGCATTCCTTTGGGGATATGATGTCAAGTTGGAGTCCGTAGACGCGAAGCATGAAGTACGTGCTTCGTTTGAAGTACAAGGTGATAAAACTCTACTGGACGTGTTCCTGGATGATGGAAGTAAAAAATAAGAATAAGAACTATCCAGGATTTAAGCCGTGCAAGCCGCCTTGCACGGTTTTTCTTTTTGCTGCATAAATACAGGTGCAATTTGACAAGTTGCAAATCCCTATCCCTTCCAAATGGAGGAGAGTATGTCAGCAAAGAAGCGCTCTTACACAAAGAGCACTAAGAGTAGACGGAACGAAGAAATTGAGTTTCTTAAAGAAGCTTTATATGCAAACGGACACGCGTTAGAGGAGGGTCCAAAAAAGAAAAAATGGAGTACACAAGATCTGAAAAATATTAGACCAAAGACAGACGCACAAGAGGATATGTTTCAAGCATGGTTCTCAGGAAAGCATGTGTGCGCATCCGGTTCCGCAGGAACTGGAAAAACCTTTCTAGCTTTCTACCTTGCATTGAATGAATACTTACAACAACGCACCCAACGTATTATTGTTGTCCGCTCAACAGTTGCCACAAGAGACGTAGGTTTCTTACCTGGTACATTGGAAGAGAAGACAGCGCAGTATGAATTACCATACCACGATATTACTTGGGAGTTGCTTGGTAAGTCATCAAGTTATCAAGATCTGAAAGATGCTAAAGTGATTGAGTTCATGACGACATCATTCATTCGAGGACTAACTTGGGATAACGCTGTTGTTATTATTGACGAGACACAGAATATGACTTTTCACGAAATCAATTCTATCATGACTCGTATCGGTGAGAACACCAGAATCATTCTAACAGGTGATACCAAACAAACAGACCTTAACGAAGGCAAGAAACATTTAGGACTAGAAGGTATGTCTCAAGCACTCCGCGTGTTTGATCACATGGATTCGTTTGCAAGTGTTCATTTTACAAAACATGATATCGTACGAAGCGAGTTTGTTAAGTCATGGATTGTAGCTGTAGAGCACATAACTTAAGTAGTGATGATTGATAGGGATAAACAGAAAGGACCGAAAGGTCTTTTTTGTTTATAGGGACTTATGAAACAACCCAACGACAGCTGATAGAATTGCTACAACGGTTGTAAAGATACCTACAAACCACGATTGCTTGTTTTCTAACTTACCAATACGGTCATCTTGAGAACTTAGCTTTTCAATAACAGTATCCATCTTCTTACCATTATCAAGTAGTTGTTGTTCAAGACGGACCAAGCGATCGCTATCTTCACGGGTGAAGGTAATAAGTGAACGTCTGTCAGGTCCCTGATAATTCGCCATGATAAATCCTTTGTAGATAGTTGTGGAATGCGTGGTGTTGTTCTATAATATTTGATAACCTATTTACGAGGATTTAACCAAAATGCGTGCATATTTTTTTGGTAATTTATACCTGTCTTCCATCCAACAGGGTATCCAAGCTGCCCACACAGTTGTTGAGATGTACAACAAATATCCAGTTGATTCGCACCAGTATTCGATTTTGGATCATTGGGCACGTGATCACAAAACTATGATCCTATTAAATGCTGGCTATAGTGAAAATATTCACGAGCTTGTAAGCGTGTTCAATACAACCGCAAATCCTCTCCCTTGGGCTCACTTCAATGAAGGAAAGGACGCGTTGGATGGTGCGTTGACTTGCGTTGGAATCATTCTTCCTGAAGAGTTCTACGAAGCAGCAAAGGAAATTCGTAATGGTGTTCCACCTACTGATCAATGGGCGGTGGCGCCAAACTATTTCAAACTACAAACCGATTGGGAACGAGCAATGGCTCAACGTTTAAATATCTACGGAATGGCACGCTGATGTTTGGTCCATGGAAATTTCTTGATACCCAACAAAAGATTGTAGCTGGTTTTGTTTATTTTGTTTTTGCAATCTATGTATTTGCAATTTTGTTTATCGCATTTTCTTTTGGAATGATAGTTGCTCAAATGCACTAATAAGGATAAAAATGTCGGACGATAAGACTTACGTCTATAAAGAGACAGAAGTAAAACTAACAGGGCGCACAGCCGAAAAAGAAATTAAGGGACTTCGAAAGGGCACACCATCTCGAGTTGCTGTCCTTCATGAAATTACTCCTGTTGATTCATTAAATGGTTCTTGGAAAAAGTGGGTTCAAATGGTTGAACTCTTTGAGATCATGTAATGGATGGAATAGCGTTCATACTTGTTCTATGGTTTATTTGGGCACTTGCAAGTATTGGTGGAGATGATAAATGATCGGTGTTATAATCTCTTCTCTGCTTGCTTGGACAATTGTTAGCATTACTTATTTTATAACTCGTATTGGATATAAAGATTCGCCTCGTGGCTTTCGTAAGTATGCAGAATGGTTTATTTGTCCACCTGTACTTATTATTGCATATGTAATTGGTGGTATCCGTTGGCTTATAAAGAAACCAGATGTCCCTCATGTTGGTGATAATAATACTTGGGTTAATTTACAAATACCTAATCACGAATCTAAAAAGAAATACTATACACAAATACGATTTACTGGAGAGAAAGGTATTGAATGGGTAATTAACGTATCCAGCAACGAGCCTATGGTTTCAGAAATGTTTAACCATAAAGGGTATACCTGGAACAACTATTCCAACGGAGACGACAAATGAATGCTGATATGACTTACATTAAGTTGGTTGGTGATATTATCAACTATGGAACAGAGAAAACAGATCGAACAGGAACAGGAACGATTAGTCTTCCATTTCAACAGATGCGATTTGATTTGACAGACAATAAGATCCCATTGCTAACAACAAAGAAGATGTTCACAAAGGGAATCATTCATGAGATTCTTTGGTACTTGATGGGTAGCACAAATATTAAATATCTAAACGAACATGGAATCCATATATGGGATTCGTGGGCAGATAAAAATGGTGAGTTGGGTCCCATTTACGGCGCAGCCTGGAGAGGATGGAATCAATATTACGAATATGGTGAAACTTGGGACAATCCACCTCTCCCAACTTATGTTAAGGGTGAACCAATCGATCAGGTTGCTGAAGCGGTCCAGAAGCTTCGTACCAATCCAACCGATCGCCGAATCATTATTAGCGCTTGGAATGTTGCTGACATTCCTAAGATGCGTCTCCCACCTTGTCATGCATTGTTCCAGTTCTGGAGCAATGGCAAGGGTGAGTTAAGCTGCCACCTCTACCAGCGTAGTTGTGATGTTGGGCTTGGCGTACCTTTCAATATCGTGCAGTATTCAATACTTACACATATGTTCGCACAGGTAACAGGACATACAGCGAAAGAGTTCGTGTGGACTGGTGGCGATGTTCACATATATAATAACCACAAGTCTGCTTTAATAAAGCAGATAATGTTAGACCCATATGAATCACCGACTCTGAAGTTGAATCCTGCAGTCAAGGAGATTGACGATTTCAAGTTTGAGGACTTTGAAATTGTAGGCTATCAACACCACCCCGCGATTAAGATGGAGGTTAGTGTATAATGGACAAGCCAACAGCCGAGTACAAACTCGAAAAGAAATCTGTAAACAACAAAGCAATATTCAATGAGGTCAATACGTTCATTGACGAAGGTATCCTAACAGGTGGAGTACTTTGGGGCAATGACATTCACCGCGAAAGTTTTGTTGAGATCGTAGGGGATTTCCTAGATCAACTTATGGACGATAGTCGTATCGATCAGTGGAATGTTATTTGCGATCTTCGCAACAATTCAATCGCTTCAATGGACAAAGGCGTCTATGTAATGGAAGTACAGTACCGCCAGAAGAATTGTTTGAACACAACACGTTTGATATACACAATTTCTGATCTTCTAGTTAAGAACATTAAGGATCTAATCGATTTTGCTGTATGAAGAAGATACTTCCAGAAATAGTTGTTGCTGTTGATTGCGAAGGTGGATTTGGCAAGGATGGTCAAATCCCATGGCACTTACCAGAGGATATGAAACGATTCAAGGAATTGACGACAGGTCATGTCTGTGCAATGGGTCGTCATACATTCAACGATATGTTGGATATGAGAGTGAAGAGAGATGCAGAGAAAGGAATCAATCTTCCTATCAATGAGATTCTTCCTGGACGTGATTGTTATGTGATTACTAAAAATCAAGATTACAAAACACCAGGTGCAACTCGTGTTAACAGTTTAGGTAATGTTCGAGATAAGATTAAAGAGGATTCCAAAAGACTATTTGTGATTGGTGGTCGAAGGATGTTTATTGAAGCACTATCATGGTGCGAGACAATTCACATGACGGTAGTAAAGGGTGATAGGTATAATTGTGATACCTTCTTTCCTATACAGGTACTAAATAAAAAATTCGAAATTAAGTCAGGCGAAGAAACTGACAAAGCCTATTATGCTGTTTATAAACGCAAGTAAGGGGTATAAGAAATGGCGAAGTTGTGCACTGCAGGAGTACGTGGTCCGTACTCGTATGTAATTTTAAATAACGTTAGCGACGTTGTTGTGGCAGTTAAGGAAGATGATAGAGAGATCATCACAACACATCTCGATATGGATGTAGCAGAAAGGTGGGTCGATAAACATTTAGACTCACTAGTTGAAAGGAATTATGAAGTTGATTGAAATTGCTTCGCCACGAGGAACATACTTCGGGTTGAAGCCAACAAAAGAAACTGTAGCAGCAATGCGAGAGTTCATGGGAGATCATAGAATCCCAAATCCATTAGAGGATCACAAGCTACATGCAACGGTTGTCTATAGCCGAGCATTTGTTGGAGCTCGCCCTCTTGGTGAACTTGATCCAACCTGGAAAGGAAAGTTTACAGATTACGATATCTTTCAAACGAGTCCAAAGGTAGAAGAGAGTACTGGTGAATCAAGACGTTGTTTAGTAATGAAGTTTGATTGTCCTGAAATTCACGAACGTCATCATTACCTTCGTAAGCATCATGGTGCAACTCACGACTTTCCAAACTTTGATCCGCACATGACAATGTCGTATGATGTTGGTGAATTTGATCATCAGAATTTACCAGAGTATGATGGTCCTCATGAATTTCATGAAGAATATTCTGAACCTCTTGACTTGAACTGGGTAAAATAAAGGTCTTGACATTACGGTCTCAGTATTTTTAACGAAGAGTTGACCAAGTTTACTGGGTAGTGTATAAATACGCCCATGGTTGTATATCTGTTGAACTGACAGAATGATGGACCCGGTTTCGATACCGGCATCTCCACCAAATACAGTTACCAGCATGATCGTTTCATAACTGGTAACTACTGAGGGGATGATAGGATTTCGACACATTAGATAGGAACAACGGCAACACGTCAGGTGATCGACGTTAATGAAACAAAACTATAAACGCAGCAAACGATGCTATGTTTGATCAGGATTTTGCACTAGCTGCTTAATCTCTGAACGGAGTAGAGACCACTTGTCAACAGAACGGTCAGAAAAGGCGAACCCCTTAAAAAGGTTCGCCTTTTTCTTTTGGTCTTTAAAAATCATTCCACTAAATAGTTCGTTGAAAAATAAACAATTAAAGGATCGAAATGGTTAATGATAAGCCAAAAAAGCTCGATGATGATACCGATAGACCTTACGCCCATTACGAACAAACAATTACCCGCAGAGTACTTCACTATTATTTAAGTTGTGCAATCGAGCAGCCATCTGAATATATTGAAATGATTCATCGCATACAGACTGCAACTGCTGATGAGATTGTCTACGTTCACTTGAACACTCCAGGTGGACAATTGGATACTGGTGCTCAAATTATTAATGCAATGCAGTCTACACAAGCTCACGTAATTGTTAGCATTGAAGCAAATTGCCATTCACTTGGCACATTAATCTTCTTAGCTGCAGATGAGTTTATTGTTCACGACAACTGCTTAATGATGATCCATAACTACAGTGGTGGTATATGGGGTAAGGGTAATGAACAACAATCCCAACTCGAAGGTCAAATGAAATGGTTCAACACATTGGCAAAGAGGTTGTACATTCCTTTTCTATCTGCTGATGAGTTTGACCGTGTAGTTCGTGGCGAGGACTTATGGTTGCAGTCTGACGATATCCGCAAACGACTTGAGAAAATGGTTAAGATTAAAAAGAAGAACGTTGAAAAGAAGTAAGGGTTTACTTATGGTATGGACATGGACGTCCTCCCACTCGAACAAATAATTCGCCAATACATTCCTCTTCCGCACGTAGCTTCAGGAACAGGTTGGTATCAAGTCCTTTGCAAAGTATGCAACGACTCAGGCAGAAAGGGTCCTCGAGCTGGATTTAAATTTGATAGTAATCAAGTTGTCGGCTACCATTGTTTCAATTGTGGACACAAAGCAAAATACGATCCTGCTACGAATCGAAGCCTATCAAAGGCGATGACAGAAATCCTAACAAGCTTCAATGTTCCAAAGGATGAAGTTGATAAGCTAAAACTTGAAGCTTTCAAACCACGAGATTTGATTATTAATACACCAACTCAATCTATCATTCAGCAGATTGAGCCAATGGTAGTTCCACTCCCTTCTCACTTCTATCCGTTATCAGAAGCAAGTCCAAATGACGTTTGGGGTCAGATTGCCTTGGACTATTTGGAATATGATAGAGGCATTGACCCTAAATCTCATCCATTCTATTTGGCTCATAAAACTGGTGATCCGAAGCTAGATCGTTGGTTTGGCAGGGTTATTATTCCAATCTATAAAGATGACAACCTGATCTTCTATATAGGGCGTGATTTAACAGGGAAAAAACAAAAGAAGTATCTATCTCCTTCATATTCAAAGGAAAAAATAATTTATGGTTTTCACGAGTTATATCGTGAAACAGAAGAACCACTATACATAGTAGAAGGGTGGTTCGATGCATTCGTGATAAATGGAGTTGCAATTTTAGGCAACGAGATCTCTGAAGCACAAACTACTTGGCTTAACAAATCATACAGAAAGAAAGTTTATATTCCAGATAGGTTTGGTGATGGATGGGTTGCTGCTGAACATGCGTTAAAAAAAGGTTGGTCAGTATCAACTCCTGAAATAGGAAATTGTAAGGATATAAATGAAGCCGTACTAAAATATGGCAAACTTTATGTAATGAAGTCCATTGCAGAAAACATTGCAGAGGGCTTCACAGCTCAAGCAAGGCTTGGAGTTTATTGCAAGTATGACTCAACTAACAAGGATCGCAGCAAGAAGAAAAATCAAGGCTCACCTTAAGCGTAGAGGTCATGTTTCTGACTTTAAAGTTTCTCCTGTGTTAGTTATGCGTTGGTGGAATCTGTTGAATAATGCTCTATTTGATGGTAAGCTAATTCCACCTAAAAAGATTATAGTTAAAAAGTTTCGTGATGATTTGGGTCGTTGTCAACCATTAAGCAAAAAGGGACATGTTATTCTTGGTATCTGTAGTGAGTTTTATGATAGGGCACAATTTATCAGTATCCTTGCTCATGAAATGATTCACCAGTATCAATGGACATTCGTTGGCGAAATGACGCATGGTAAATCTTTTTGGGAGTGGAAAGAACCACTTAAAACAATATTGGATCTACCTCTACACGTATCATATTGAGATATACCATAATGAAAATACATTTAACAGATCGCGATCTTACTCGCGTTCGCGACGATATCATTGGTATGCAACAATGGGTTGCATCGAATGAGCCAGATTCAAAAGATCCTACGATTCGTGAGTTGGTAAATAATCTCTTTCGAACTCGATGTTCAGTTGAAAGGTTAATGCTTGAGAAGAAAGATTAGATAACATATGGCAAAGAAATCAGATTATACTGCTGAGGATATTAAAGTCCTTAGTGAAAGGGACCATGTTAGATTACGAACACAGGTCTACTTCGGCAACATGTCGAAGACAACATATCCAGTTCCAATTTTTCTAAACGATAAACTTGAAATTAAAAACTTCGAATTTGTTCCTGCTGTCTATAAAGCAGTAGGAGAGATTATTGATAACTCAATAGACGAATTTGTTAAGATAAATATTCCTAACAAGCTTCTATCAATAGAAGCAAATACAGTGCTTGGGACATACACGATCTCAGATAATGGTCGAGGTGTACCAATCGATATGCACTCTATTGGCAAATATACTCCAGAGGTTGCATTCGGATCTTTACGATCAGGAAGAAATTTCTCTGATGGTAAAGAGGCAGGAGTTAAAGGTCAGAATGGTGTTGGATCTGCTTGCACAAACTATTGTTCAGTTGAATTCTCTTTAGATATCCATCGTGATGGCAAGCGCTACCGTCAGACATTTTCAGACGGTGCCAATCAAATTTCGAAGCCAAGCATTCGTGCTGGTTCCGATCAGACTGGAACAAGTGTTTCTTTTCAACTTGACAGTCGAGTATTTGTAGATCCAACTCTACCTGATGACCTCTTGCATAATCAGGCAATTGAAATTGCACTAACCAATCCTGGACTTGCTGTTGAGTACAATGGCAACAAATATAAGTTCAAGAAAGGATTTGAGGACATTGTTAAGAAGTTATCAAATAGCTACTTTAAATTTGAACAAGATGGTATTGAGTTCTATGTTATCTTCGACATCAGTACAAGTTTGGATGAGACAATCTTCTCGTGGGTCAATAGTTCTTTGCTATTTGATGGTGGACTTTGTAATACGCAATTTTTAAATTCATTCTACGATCACGTAATTGAGCATCTTGCAAGTCAAGCTAAAAAGGCTAAATGTGAGATAACAAAGAACGATGTTCGAGATCATTTGTTTGTATTGGGGAATTTAAAAATTTCAGACCCTCAATACGATGCACAGAGTAAGACAAGATTAACTGGTCCTAACCTTCGTAATGAAATAAGTACGATGCTTGATAACCAGTGGAAGGAATTCTCTAAGAAGAATAAGGATTGGTTGCAAGTTGTATTTGAACGTGCGATGATTCGTCATCACGTTCAAGCAGATAAGGAAGCAATTAAGGATCACAAAAAGAACCTTAAGAAGAAGGTCGATGGTCTTATTGATGCTACGAGCACAAATAGATTCGAAACTTGCCTATTGATAACCGAAGGTGATTCTGCTGCAAGGAAAATTACTGAAGCAAGAAATCCAAAAACAATTGCTTCCTTACCATTAAGTGGTAAAGTGAACAATGTTTACGGAACAACTGTTGCACAATTACTTAACATGGGAAAGATGACAGATATGTTATCTGCTATTGGATTAATACCTGGACATAAAGCACTTCGAAGTGAATTGAATTATGGAAAGGTAATTATATCTGTTGATGCAGACGAAGATGGTAAAGATATTTTTACATTACTTATTAATCTATTCTATTCATTTTGGCCTGAATTATTCAGCAAAGATTATGAACCATTTATCTATAAAATGGTTGCGCCGAATGTCGTTGCTTCCAAAAATGGTAAGCGCATACATTTCACAACTCGTTCTGACTTTGAAAAGCAGAAAGAGAAATACAAGGGTTATACTATCGAGTATATGAAAGGACTTGGTAGTATGGATGAAGAAGATTGGAAGCTTGTTATAGCTGGTTTAGATCAGTACAGCATTCCAATCATAGATGATGGAAAAATTACGGAGACCCTCCAGTTGCTGTTTAGCAATGACACGGAGGCAAGAAAGGAATGGCTACAAAAAACATAAAACCATTTAGTAAAGAACTAAATGTTGAACTACGAACAATGTATCTCAAATCACTACAACATCCAGTGTCGTATGATAATGGATTAACTATACGTCCACGAGTGAGGCATTATAAGCTATGGGAAGCAATTCCTAAGGCTGGAAATATTCGAGACATTATTGCAGAAGGCAAGAAGATTTGGGTGTGGAGTGATTTACACTTTGGTCACAACAATATCATTAAGTTTAGCAATCGTCCATATCCAGATATTGATACGATGAACGAAATGTTCATCAAGACGTTTAACGATATGGTAGGTCCAGATGATATCTCAATTTGGGTAGGTGATATTTCATTTAAAGGTGCAGAAGAATCTAAACGAATCGTTCGACGAATGAACGGATACAAAATCCTCGTTGTTGGTAATCACGACTTTGAAAAGAAGAAAGGAATTAAGCCACTTGCGATGGATGAAGTACACATCGTCTATAATCTTGAGATGAGTGAATCGAAAATCGCATTTACTCACTATCCAATGGATAACCTTCCTGAAGGATGGGTTGGAGTTCACGGCCACGTTCATATTGGAGGACACCATGCAGACGAAGTTAAAAGCACCACTCACATTAATGTCAATTGTGAATTTTGGGATTACAAACCAATTCCATTAGAAGTTATCTATGATAAAGTTGTTGAGTTTGAACAACTCAACAAAGCAGGTAAAGGTAAACGTGCGGAGATTGATTATACAGAATACGATTAAGCGTAAGCCCACTTATATCCGTACGATGTTATATTTCGTAAAATAGCTGTACGTATATTTGATCCTACACTTGATTGTGTCAATCTGGTACAACCTGGTTTAAGTGTTCGTGCAGCTTCGTAAAACCCAGCATGTGTAGTTATAAATTTACCATCTCGTGTATATTGATGTACTGGTTTAGACGTTGGGTTTAATTTACCCACAAGACCATAGTTGTGGTTATTTTTACCACTCATTTGTTTAATGGATTTAGCAGTATGACGCATACCATAGGATCCATCACCTCCATCGGTAAGGTTCATACCAATGCCATTAGGATATCTACATTTGTTTAACTTCCGTTTTTTGATTAAGTAGCGTTCTTTCTTCTTTGCAGATACTGGTGTTTTACATTCGTGTAGCAGTTCGATTGTAAAATTTTTTTCACCGTATTTGTGAATACAATTGTGCAAGTATGAAGTACTACCCGGACGATTAACATGCCGCCAAAACCGTTGCGATAAATATTGCATCGTTGTGATACCAACATAAATCTTATTGGTGGGAATACATGTAATTTTGTACACTTTACAGGTTGTATTGTTTTTGTTTTTCATGTACTATTTATGTCTCATCCGTGAAAATTAATAATACCCTAACGGATAATAAAAATATGACTGATACAAGACCAATAACAAAGCGTAGCGATATTATCATTCCAGAATGTCCCAAGTGTAGCGGACGAATGGATCCAGATACATTACTTTGGGCACCAGAAGAACCTGGTATTCGAGGTAGAACATTGGATTGCCACTATGGTGATAAGTGTCGTCAGTGTGGATTCATTATTCGAAAGGTTAACTGCTGTGATCGTTGTGCAGCTGTAGTTAAGAATCATTATGACGAATATCAAAAGTAGTACTTACATTAATGAGCAACGTAGGGAGTATTCTCTTTACGTTCTTCAAAGCCGTGCGATCCCTCACGCTGCAGATGGATTGAAAGCTGCTGCACGTAGAGTAGTTTGGGTAGCAAAGGATGGCAAGAAACGAAAGAGTGCAACGTTGGCTGGTGAGTGTATGCCATTGCATCCGCATGCTTCTCCTGAAGGTGCTGTTAATACGTTAGCCGCACCATTTGGTAATAACATTCCATTGCTTCATGGCTATGGTGCATTTGGTACTTTACTTGAACCAACCGCATATGGTGCTGCTCGTTATACATCTGCAACGATTTCAGACTTTGCAAAGGATGTTGTCCTTCGTGATATTGAAATTGTTCCAATGATGGAAAACTACGATGGAACATTAGAAGAACCAGTTCACTTCCTACCACTGATTCCAATCGTATTGCTTAATCCACAAGAAGGAATTGCAGTAGGATTTGCATCTGATATTTTACCACGTGCACTTCAAGACATTGTTCATTCACAACTTGCATACCTTAACTACAAAGGATTTAGAGAACCAAAACCAACATTCGAACCAATCGAACAAAAATCTGTTGAAGCAATTGATGGTAGGTGGAAGTTTGTTGGAAAGATTGAGAAGGTAAATGCTACACAGGTACGAGTACTTAATCTTCCGTATGGACTTACACATTCAAAGTTTATATCAAACCTATCAAAGCTACAGGAAGTAGATGATCCAATTGTACTTAGTCATGTAGACGATTCTGTTAAACAATACGATATTCTCGTTCAGTTTAAGAAAGGATCAATCTCACAATGGAGTGAAGAGGAAATACTTGACTGCCTTGGATTGATTACAAAAATATCTGAAAACCTAAATGTAATTGATTTTGATGGTAAGCGAGTATGGGCTGCTTCGTATATTGAAATTATCGAAAGGTTTTGTGATTGGAGACTTACTTGGTACAAAGTAAGGTATGAGCGATTGGCTGATTTACTTGCTATCGATATGCAACGTTATGAGGACATCCTACTTGCAATTAAGAAGAACGTAGGTGGAACCGCTCGCCAGATTCAATCCCGAAGCGATTTAAAGGACATCCTTAAAGATTTGGGTATCGTTCATATTGACTACATTGCAGATTTGCAAATTTATAGGTTCACAGAAGAAGAGAAGGAAAAGGTTGAAGAGAAACTCAATGCTGCTCGTGAACTAATGAAAAGGTACAAACAGTTGTTGAAAAGCGAAGATGAGCGTCGTAAGGTCTACATAGAAGAACTGAAAGAAGTTGCTTCTAAATATTGATATAAATACAGGGTAAGGAATTTTATGAAATCAATGAGCGATGAGATCCCAACAAAATCTGACTTGGATGCAATTGCAACGTTAGCAAAATCTGATGTCGATCAGCTACGTGCAGATTTAGTGAAATCACATTTTTGGATTTACATTTCAATCGCAAGCACTTGGGTTGGACTATTTGCTACTATTGCATTAATGTTTGTTCACTACCACTAAAGGAAATTTAAAACCGTTTATGAATCGCCGTTATTCGCCCTCCAGCGAGGCAGCTCACCTTGTAGCTGAAGTTAGTAGTCTCTCCGATGAACAATGTTTGGAAATCTACGGAATCGAAATTGATCGACTCCTCCTTAAAAATAAAAAAGGACTTATCTACGATACAACGTACGATAAGTATTTTAAAACTGTTCCTGAATGGGCTGCATTTTGTGTAGCTCAAGATAGGGATGATTACGAAGACGAAGATGAGTATAGTGGTAAGTGGGGAGATGATGAATAACGAAGAAGAACAACAGTACACAATCTATGTAGATATGGATGGTGTCGTTGCAGATTTTGGATCTGCAGCAAATAAAGTTATGCAAGAAGCAGGACATTCAACGTATAACTTTCATCAAGCACAAGCAGCAGTAGCGGATAAGAAAACTCGTAATGATGTTTGGAAGGCAATTACAGAATTTCAAAAGAGACACGGATATGTTTTTTGGCGAGATTTAGAACCAATGCCAGATGCATATACGTTATGGAATTACTTAAAGCCATATCATCCACAGATTCTAACAGCAACTGGTCAAGCACATTATAAATCTGCTGAACAAAAGCGTGGTTGGATAACAGAACACTTTGGATCAAACGTTCGTGTCAACACTGTGCAGCTTGCAGCAGAGAAGGCAAAGTTTGCAGATCCAACAAGAATCTTGATTGACGATCAACGCAAAGCACTTGATCCTTGGATTCAGGCAGGTGGGATCGGAATCCTACATACGAGTGCTGTAGAAACAATACGCAAACTTAAAGAACTTGGATTATGAAATTAAAGGAAATGACAATGACGAACAAATATTCAGCATACGTTTTGGATGATGCATCTCGAGATCAATTACTTGCAAAGTTTCCACCAAAGTATCCAAAGGTAATTGCACATCACATTACTGTTCAATCTCCAGGAACTCCTGATTTAGAAATTCCTCAACCAGCAAAGGTCAAGGTAATTGGATATGCAGATTCAGGTGATGGACTTGAAACGTTGGTTGCATCTGTTGATGGCAAGGCTGATCGCCCAGATGGAAAGCGTTATCATATTACTTGGTCGCTTGATCCAGAGAAATACAGTCCAGTTGATTCCAACAAGCTACTTGCAACAAATAAGTTTACACTGACAATGGGAATCCCTGTTTCTACCACACCAGCTATTCTATAGTTGTAAAGGAGCGAGCCTTCTTATGGCGATCGACTCCCCATAAAAATAAGCGATAGCAATACATTGGAAGGAAGTGGATGTATACTCCCTTCCAATGCTCGTGCCACGATACGAAAAACACCTTCCGTTGGAACCAACGTTTAAATGTTAACCACATTTACTTCTCCTATGAAACGCTTCCATTTTGATAATTGTAAATTACGAACATTTACTGCTTGAACACGAAAGACATTTGCTACAACCTTCTTGGAAGACGATCGTTGTTGAACCACAATTATCACACTTAGCGTTTTCAACTACTTCGCCATCTTTAATATATGTAGATAAGTATTTCTTAATTGCAAATACAAATGAACCTACGTATGCGCTTTCTACTTGATCAAGCGCAAATACAATGTTCTTAATTAGAACACCATGTCGAAGCAAAAATGAAAGCAATCGGGCTGTCTTATTAACATTGTTATCTTTTTCAATTTTTGAAAGCACAACATCTACGTGTCGCTTTGGTATTCCTTTTTTACGAGCAAGCGCAATTAGAACTTCTACTGCTTCTTCAGCAACAATTTTCTTTTCGTAGTCGTTGGTTTGAACAAACAGTGCAAACGGACGATGATTATTCTCGTGGTAGACAACAGAAACATACCACTTACGTTGTTCAGCTTTCAGCGTAACCATATTGGATGGTGCAGAGTCAGGAAGTTGAACGTCTTCCTTAATAATTTCCTCTTCTACTGCTTCTTCGTTCTTTGCAGCAAGGACAGTTGTCATTGTACCAGAACGATAAGTCGTTACGCCCTTAACGTATCCAGACTTATAGGAATCAAGATAGATATCCTTAAACTTATCAAATGGATAATTGTTTGGAACATTAACTGTCTTACTCATTGCAGAGTCAACCCAACGAGCGAATCCTTTCAAGTCGCTTACGTGATCTTCTACGTTTAGGTTAAGAGTTGTTACTGCCCAATTTGCATTTGGATCCCATTCGCCACGTTCTGCAAGATAACGAACTCCATAATCCTGACAGAGAACTTCTTTTGTGAGTCCACGATTCTTATCGATCTTATAAGTTGTGCCATTATGAACACCCTTTAGGATCTCTTCATCTCCTTCCTTTGCAAACTTAAAGAGTTCAGTCTCTTTCCATTCACCCTCAAACCACTTTGGACAGACGTGTTCGATTTCATCAGGCATTGTGTTTACAATAACTGTACGAACATATTCAGGCATAAAAATAGGTTCAAGACCACCCGAAACTACGTTTGCAAAGATAGAAGTATTGCCAGTTGGTTGGATCGATAATAGGCTGGAATTGCGAATACCCGTAGTCCTGAGCTTGTCCATATAGCTTTGTGAAAGACCCAAGCTTTGGATAAATGGACCAGCAGCGTGCTTCTCAGGAATGCAATACTCAAACATACCCTTCTCAACCGCCAAATCAATAGAAGCCATATATGCTTCCTTTGCGATTACTGACATTACCTTCTCACGAAGTAGTGCAGCGTCCATACTTCCGAATCGGATCTTTAGCATAAACAATGCTGAACCCCAACCAAGAATACCAACGCCAATGCGGCGCTTCTTTCTCATTGAGTCAACATATTCAGGTAGTGGTGCGTGAGAGAGTGAATTAATGTTATCCAAGAAGCGAACCAAGAATCGTGTGTACTGGCGAATCTCGTGCAAGTCAAATCCATTGTCGCTAACAAACTGTGTTAGATTTAATGAACCAAGATTACAGACACCACCTGGTGCAAGTGTCTGTTCACCACAAGGATTCGTTGCGTAAATTGTTTCCAAGTAGTTAAGTGGTCCAAAATGGTTAGCACGATCCAAAAATAGTACACCTGGTTCTGCTCGGTTGTATGTACTTTCCATAATTAAGTTCCACAACCACATTACAGAAACAGTACGGAATGTTGTTGTTGGATAACCAGCAGCCTTCCACTTTTTAATATCTCCTTGCCATTCTGCATCGTAGTTTGGATGCTCTGTATCAGGAAAAATCAAATCCCACTTATCAAGTTCAGCAATCTGTTCGTTAAGATTAAGAGGAATCGTTCCACAGAAATTTCCTTGAAACACTTTCTTATAATCTTCAAGTTCTTTCTGAAGATTCAAAATCTTAACAACGCGTTGCATAAACTCATCTGTGCAATTGACAGAGATGTTAAACTTTGTTAATCGTCCAGGTTGTTGCTTTGCAGTAATGAACTCAATGATGTCCGGATGCCATACATCCATTAATCCCATCATTGCACCTTTACGAATCTTTCCCTTTGCCTTTGCGTTAGCACTCTTACGACCAGAGCCAGATGTGATAACATCAGAAGTCTTATCGTAGATTTCCATATACTTAACAGCACCTGGAGTCTCAACACCAATTCCTTTAATGAATGCACCACGAGGACGAATGAAGGAGAAGTTCTGTCCCCATCCACCTTCACTCTTCAAAGTTTGAGTTTGGTTTAGGATATCACTTAAGATACCAGCAAGTGAATCTACTTTCTCTTTTGGACGAGGAGATACGAAGCAGTTCATCATCGTAGTGCCACCATACTCCGTTCCAGCATTAGCATAAATTCTGCCACCTGCTGTTACTTTGAAGTCGGAGAGCAAACGGAAGAATCTATCCGTCCACAATGCCTTAAGTTCATCTGTTTGTTCTGCGCTTGCTACATACTTAGCAACTCGCATCATCGTATCATCTACTGTGTTGTCTGCAAAATCTTTATACGTAGAAGCCCATACCTCTTGTGAGAACGAATCGACAAATTTAGTCATTTTTTATTTCCTTGGTCTTATAAAAACATTTCCAGCCTCTATGTGTTTGTTCCTTACCTTTAGCTACACTGTACATATTAGGTGGTGATAGATTGTGTTGTTTTGAAAATTGCATTAGATTAAATACTTCGTATATTTCTCCGAGTCAAAACCAATATAATGCTTACCATTAAGCAAATTGGTGGCTTTATAAATTGAATATATTTTCATTCGCAACGCGCCTTATTCAATTGTAAGAAGTTCAACTTCAATACCTTTGCGAACAAGATAATCTATTCCTGGTTGAGAGGTAGGATAATATTCAGCATAATAAACTTTTGCAATTTGAGCATCTACTAAACGAGATGAACAAAGTAAACAAGGTGCGAGTGTAACAAAGACTGTTGCACCAACTGCACTTTCGTGGTTTCTTGTTAACTTACGTAAGCAATTATCTTCTGCGTGAATTACTTCAGGTTTAGTTTTTCCGTTTTGATCTTCACAACAATTATCTTCACCAGCAGCCATTCCGTTCCACCCCATTGATATTATGGTATCATTTTTTACTATAATACAACCAACGTGCTTGCGAGTTGAATACGAAAGACTAGCATAAACAAATGCTGTTTTCATATGAGCGATGGCATGTCTTAGTTTCATATTTGTCTTCTTGTTTTTGTTTTGTGTCGCTATTTAGTTGCGACTTGTTGGACGAAACATAATACACAAAAGTACCTGTATACACAACAGAGTACACGTGTTGTATGTTCAATAAATATTTTATACACTCGAAGGAACAGCAAGGATAAATACGGTTATGACACAAGATGAAAGAGATGCATTGTTAGGTTATCTCGAATTCAATTTAACAACAATGGTTGAGCAAATTGAGGTTTCTTTACGAGATCAACTTACTCCAAATGCATTGACAGGGTTGTACGATAAGGCATATGAGGTTCTTTATGAAATCGAACGCTCACTAAATGAAGTTGCTGAATTCGAACAAATCTCTACCTTAAATAAAAAGTTGACAAAGTAAGCATTATATAGTAATATAGTTGATACGTTATCCATAACGTAAGGTGCACTAACGAAAAAGTTGGTGTGAGTTTTAACCTCTGTAATCGAAGGAATTATTATGTCAGAGGAAAGCAATCGAGTTGAGCGCAAGCCTTATTCTCGTCCCCAGCGAGGTCCTCGTCCCGAGGAAAGAAAAATAAACACCGAACAAGTTGTCTCTTATCTCTCGCACGCATTCGTTCGTGCGATGCAAAAGGCAGCTCATAGTATCGGCAATCGCAATCACAAAGGGACTTGTTTGTATCGATACCAAACGGAATTTTGTTATCTCGTTGATGAGATTCAACGTGGTCCTGAATACATTTTGCCTAAAGTTATTCAAGATGCAAACCAAATGATTGTTGCATTGGAACGAGAGACGTTTACCTTTGTTCAAGACAAAGAAGAAGCACTAAACGCTCAAGCGTAAGTTTAAACCCCTCATCCGAGGGGTTTCTTATTTTGTTAGTAGTTGTTGAACGAGAGCCTTTAACTCTTCAATCTGTGATTGTTGTTCTTTAACTGCTTCCACAAGTACACCAATTATACCATTATAATGTAGGCTCTTGATTTCATCTCCACTACCCTCAACAAGTTGTGGATAAATGGCTTCTACATCTTGTGCAATTAAACCAACACTTGAACCAGGACGATCTATCCAATCAAATGTAACACCATTTAATAATTTGATATTATCAATTGCATTTGTTATAGGAGTAATATTTTTCTTGATACGAGCATCAGAAGTTAATGCTGTTCCCCCTGCATATACTGTACTAGCATTTATTGTACCAGCCCCTTTGTCAGCACCAGATGGTGCCCCTACAACAAATCCACCAAGAGTTCCAAAATATCCACGTTGAGTTAATGTGCTAGTGATTGTTGTATAAAAAATAAGTTGCCCAGTAACAGATCCACTTGTGTGGTTTGTAGTTTGAGCCATTATTGCAGCAGATGATATTTGATTAATGCCACCACTGTCCAATCCACCAAATCCAATACAAGAAAAGTTACTTGCTGTTTGAGTATTATTAGTTAAATAAAGATTATAGTTAGCATATGGGACTGTTGTGTTAGCACTTGGGCTATCTACCAGAAGTGCGCCAGTTGACAATCCACCAACGCCCGATACTGTTAATGTCGTACCACTTGCTGGTGCATTAAACGTTACACCGCGCGTTGATGCAACTTTAAGAATTTGATTCCAAGCGCTACTATTATATTGCCACAATTCAGTTTGACCACCAGAATTTTGCAGTATAGTTGAAGTTGCATTTGTAGCATCGTATAATTGAAGGGAAGGACCTTGCGCAATAGTATTTGCAGTACTACCATTACGAGATATATATATGTCACTTCCTGTTGAAGTTCCGCTTCCACTATTAACTTGCAAAGCAACTTGACCAGATACGCCATTAATACCTAACGCTACACCACTTGATGGTGCCGAAATACTAAGATTACCAGTTGCTGAACAAATTAATGTTGGAGCGCTTGCTGCACGAAAATAACTCCAAGAGCTATCACCAAGCAATGCATAATAATTAAAGGTTGATGCAGCATTAGTTAATACAAATGGAGCATCGCTTGAGTTTGTACCTGATGTAATTGCTAATCCATTTGATTGTCCAGTTGTGTTGGGAGCATTAATTTGCACTGTTGAACCATATCCAGTTCTTGCTACACCAGTTACTGTTAATGCTGCTGCAGTACTTGTTGTTGGAGCGCCAACTACCAAATTACCAGTTGCACTATATGTTAAAGTTGAACTACCAGTTAGAACACCACTTGAATTTCCATATCCTACATATGTTGAAGTTAATGATGCAGATGTTGTATTAATTGTTTGTTTAATCTGTCCATTGATATCACGAACAGAAAATCCGTACATATCTTGATAGTAAAGAACTTCACCTGGATTTAGTGTAATAGCACCAGTAATATTATATGCTGTACCTGTGCTCTTTTGAACTGTTACTGTTTGTGCAGTAGTTGTGCTATTGTTTCTAACAGATATCATTTTTACCTGACGCTGGGTTGCAGATGCAGGCGATGCTACGATTGTTGTAGTTGTTGCTGTTGCAACGTTAGCTTGAAAACTACCAGGAGTTACACCAGTTGTTGTAATGTCAACATAGGAGGTTACAATATCTGTTGATAATGCTGAACCAGTTATCAGTTGTACTAAATCGCTTGTTGTTGTTAATAGTAACATTTTATTTTCCTAATGCGGCAATCTTTGCTGTTAAAGCATCAATTTGTGTTTGTTGTTCTTTTACAGTATTAACTAATGCAGCAAGGATTGCACGAATATCCAACGATAAATGTCCTGATGCATTTTGTCCAACAGCTTCAGGAATATTTGATTGTACATTTTGAGCACTAAATCCAACATATTCCGTATCCTTTCCTGGATCCATTTCACTTTCTTCAGACCATTGAAATTTAATTGGATTAATACCTTTGATAACATCTATTCCATTGGTATATGGAATAATATTCTTTTTTAAATTTTCATCGGAACTTGCTGAAATTACACCTGCAGAACTTGTTGATAAGGTACCAGCACTATATTTGCTAAAGGTTACAACACCACCAGAAGATATGGTTTGTAAAAATCCAGCAGTAGAATAGATAGCAAAGTAAGTACCGCTAAATCCTGATAATAAATATATATTAGCAGCACCACTTGCGGAGCTAGCTAATGCAACTTGCGCATAACTTCCTGAACCAGAAGTAATCGTTATACTACCTGCATTTGAACCATTACCAGTAACAACTACACCACCAGTGGATGCAATTGTCATTGCAGTGGTACCAACTCCACTATCACCACCTACAAAGAAATTATATCCACCTGTTGATGTTGTAGTAAAATTTAAATTTCCAGCGTAATCGTTACGAATACGACCACTAAGAGTACCAGCAATAGAAAAATCTATACTTGTTTGTCCAACAGTATTTGCATTTGCTAATACCAGAGTTGAAGTTGCTGATGAATTGTTGGTGTAATTTCCATTGCTTGTACTAAGTAAAAGAGCTGGAGTATAACTTGCACTACTACCTGAACCAGAACCAGGAGCATTAAGGGTCAAAGGATAACCACTTGCTGGAGCATTAATAGTGACAGCACCATTTGCATTAATAGCCATACGTGCTACTGCTGCTGTATAAAGTGTTAGTGTTGTGCTTACGGCATTTGTACCAATGCTAAAATTATTTACGCTTGCTATTTCAGATGTATTGGTAAGTAGTACATTACCATAACTTATAGTAACACCAGATGCGGCAAGCGATTGTGTGCTATTTGTAGCACCTTGCAAAGACAATACATTGGTTGTGCTGTTGTATGTAAAATTTGAACTTCCAGTTAATGCACTTGTAGAACTTCCATATCCAACATATGTTGCTGTTAGCGATGGACTTGTTGCATTTGTCTCTTTAATTTGTCCATTGATGTCACGAACTGAAAATCCAATACCATCCTGATAGTAAAGGACTTCACCAGGCTGCAATGTGATACCACCAGTTACATTGTATGCGGTTGTTGAGCTCTTTTGGATAGTTACAGTTTGTGGTGTTGTTGTACTTCTATTTGTAACAGACAACATTTTAATCTGTCGTTGTGTAGATGAAGCAGGTGCTGCAACAATCGTTGTAGTTGTTGCTGTTGTTGTGTTTGTTTGCTGACTACCAGGGGTAAAAGTGGAAGTTGTAATATCTACAAACGATGCAACAATATCCGTAGAGATTGCAGACCCTGTAATAATTTGTAGTAAATCGCTTGTAGTTGTTAATAGTAACATTTTAAATCCTCAATGAAGCTACTGTATATACTGTGGCTAACGATGGAACTGCTGCCCCATTTACATACAATCCTTGTGCATTAACCGTACCAGCACCTTTATCACCACCTGTTGGTGAACCTACTGTTACACCACCATCAGAAGCAATTGTCATTGCTGTAGTGTTTGTAGTTCCAGTACCAGTTTTAAAAAGAATATTGGCAGTGTTTGTACCACTTGATGAAATACCTGTTTGAATAGTTACACTACCACCAGAACCTGTAGAGCCATTATTACCACCTTGAATTGTTACAGCACCGCCGGCACCAGTATTACCACACTGACCACCTGTAATTTTTACTGCACCAGCAGCACCACCTGATGTAGCATTATACAATGCACCAGTGATTGCAAGTGTAGCGCCGGATGTACCATTATTTCCGGCTGCTTGAATAGTAAGACTTGTTAATGTAGATGTAGATGTTGCACCAAGAGTTAAGATTGGTGCTGTTGTGCTTTCTGTCCAAGTAAAATCTAATGTGCCTGTCAATACATTTGAACCATTTCCATAGCCAATATATGTTGATGTTAGGGATGGCGTGGAGGAAACTGTTGTCCACTGTGGAGGCGAACCTGCACCTTGTGAAGTTAATACTTGACCTGATGTACCAGTAATTGTTGCTGATGCTGGCAGAGACCAGTCACCACCAGAACCAATTATTAAACGAGTTGATAATGCACTGCCTGATGTAGCGGTTTTAAATACAATTGTACCTGGTGTGCTTGCATTGGAAGTGCCTGCTTGTATTGTTACGGTACCACCTGCAGAAGCAGTACCAGCAGTGGCATTACCACCACTGATTGTTACAGTACCGGCAAAAGATCCATTTGCTGTTGCTTGACCACCAGATATGCTTACATTGCCAGCTGTGGAACTAGTGACAGAACCAGTAGCACCACCAGTTATGTTTACATTACCAGCTGCAGAACTATTTGTTACTGATGGACCACCAGCTATGTTTACGCTACCAGCTGTACCACCGGAAGACTGACCACCGGTAATATTAACAGCACCAGCTGTACCACCACCTGAGTTAACATTTGCACCACCAACAAGATTAAGAGCTTGAGCTGTACCAGTGCTTAAACTTTGATCAGTACCTTTTACGATAAAAGATAAACCAGTTGCTGTTGCATTGCCTGTGATAGTAGTATTTGCTGTTCCATTACCAAGAAACATTGTGTAACTTGGACTTGCAACGTTTGCACCATACCAAAGAAAATCAGCAGAACCAGATAATGCACCAGAACTATTACCATAGCCAACCTGTGTTGCTGTTAAAGAAGCACCACTTGCAGCTGCTGCCCACGTTGGAACACCACTTGCAAGAGTTAATACATAACCGTTTGTGCTTGCTGGCAACATTGTTGTTGTACCAGCAGCTGTCTGATAAGGAATACTTCCAGCAGCACCACCAGCAAGGTTAGTTGCTGTTGTTGCAGTTGTAGCGCTTGTTGCTGTTGATGCATTACCACCAATGCTTAATCCAGCAGCAGTACCTGTTAAGTTTGTACCAGCACCACTAAATGTTGTTCCTGATACTGTACCCGAAATTGATGCTCCACCAGTTGTAACGGACAATCCTTGTGACATTGTTACAACACCAGATGGCGCAATAGACATTGCACTTACATTACCACCCGACACGGTTGTACCCGTATAGAAAGTAATTGAACCAGCTGTTCCAGATGGCGACAAACCTGTTTGGAATGTAACATTACCACCAGCACCAGTAGTTAATGCATTACCTGCACTAAAATTAATTGTACCACCGTTATTTCCGGCTGCACCTGCTGGACCGGCAAGCATTGTTATGCTTCCACCAGCTCCACCTGCAGCTCCACCTGTACCACCCTGAAATGTCATTGTACCTGCGGCAGATGTACCAGAGGATGCACCATTACCAGTTGTCAGAGTTATGTTACCACCAGCCGAGCCAGAAGATACACCACCACCTGAAATTATAGATACATTTCCACCAGCACCACCAGATGTTGATGTCATATAAATTGTTGCAGATGTTGTATTTGCAAGATATGATCCACCGGATGCAAGAAGCAAATAACTACCAGTTGCACTTGAGATTAAATTATATCCTGTACCACCCAAGGTAAGTGCTGGACCTCCTAATGCTCCTGCTGATGTATATGTATGATTTGGATCAAAGGTTGTTGTTCCTGATCCTGATTGATAAGGAATTTGTCCTGTTCCACCACTAGCAATATTTGTTGCTGTTGTTGCTGTACTTGCATTACCAGTTAATGCACCAGTAAATGTTGTTGCTGATACTGCTGTCAATCCATTAATTGAAGCTAATGTTGCACCCAAAGAAACAGAACTCGTACCAAGAGTAATAGAACTATTTGTTAATGCAGTATTTGGAACAGTACTCCAAGATGGTAAAGCATTATTACCACCGGATAGTAATACATTAGCACCAGATGTACCATACGATGGTGAACCAGAACCAATACCAATAGCACCATAACTATTAATTACAAATCGTTGAGATGGAGTTGTTAATCCCGTGCTAAAAACAATTCCACTGGTACCAAATGAATTAGAACTGCTTCCTGATGAAATGTTAACACCACCACTTTGTCCATATGCATTACCACCTTGAATACTTACGCTGCCACCAGTACCATTGCCTGAACCTGCAGTTGTTGAACCACCGGTTATTGATATACCACCAGCATTTGCACCAGATACGGATGTTGTGCTACCTACAATACTTAATGTTTGAGCTTGTGTTGTTCCAGCACTAGTATTTGCTTGAATTGTAATACTTGCTACATTTGATATTTGTCCTGGTGCACCAAGTGTTAATACAGGTGCTGTTGAACTTTCTGTCCAAGTAAAATCATTTGTACCAACTAGCGTATTTGACCCACCACCATATGCAATATATGTTGCTGTTTGTGTTACAGCACTACCCGAAATGGTTGATGTCCAAGTTGGAGAACCTGTACCACCAGAAATTAATAATTGTCCAGATGTTCCTGGTGCCGTAAAGCCTGTAGAGCCTCCAGAAGTTTGATATGGAATTTCTCCTGCTGCGCCGCCAGAAAGATTTATTGCAGTTCCTGATGAAACTGAACCAGGTGCTGTCCAAACAGGAGCACCACCAGAAGTTGATGTTAATACATAACCAGTTGTCGTTGCGTTTGTAAGATATGAAGTTGTTCCAGCAGCTGTTTGATATACTAATGTATATGCACCACCACCTGTAAGGTTAGTTGCCGTTGCAGCATTACCACCAATACTTAAACTTGTTGCAGTTCCTGTTAACCCAGTACCTGCACCAGTAAATGATGAACCTTGGATTGTTCCACTTGCTACGATACTTGATGGTGTAATAGCACCAAGCGTTAATGTAATTGCTGGAGTTGTTGTTGCTGTTGCAACAGATCCAGAAATACCATTAGCAGTTGTTACGGAGACGGATGTTACAGTACCAGTTGCAGCATTTGCCCACGAAGCAATACCGCTTGAGTTTGTTGTTAATACTTGACCGTTGGTACCAAGTGTATTGGATGCACCCATACCAATTGCACCACTTGGATTAATTGTCATTACTGTTGCTAAAGAACCAGCTACAGGACCAGTTTTAAATATAATTGAACCAGATGTACCTTGGGTTGCAGTTGCAATACCAGCCTGTATTGTTACATTACCAGCTAAATTGTATCCACCTGGTTGACCAGTACTTGATGTTGAAGAACCACCACTTATTGTTACACCACCACCTGATGCATAAGGAACAGATACGGTTGCACCAGATATATTAACTGCACCACCAAGACCATTACCATTTTGACTATTAGACCCACCACCTGTTATATTAACTGCACCACCACCAATAGTTGTATTGCTTGTAGCTGTTTGTGCACCACCAGTAATGTTTACAGCTCCTGGTGCACCACCAGAATTTGATGCAGTTGAACCAGCAGTAATGTTTACAGCTCCAGCACTTGCAGTAATGTTAGTTGCGGTTATACTTCCACCAAGGATAGTAACAGCGGTGCCAGTAAATCCATTACCTGCACTCTGACCAGCGATAGTAAATACTGTGTTATTTGCACCTATAGAAACCGGTCCTTGAATAGTTGGACCAACTGATGCATTTGAAGGACCAAGAGTCATTGTGTAGGTTGGACTTGAATTGTTTGCACCAGACCACGTAAAATCTGTAGAGCCTGACAACGCACCAGAACTATTACCATAACCAATTTGTGTTGCTGTTAATGCTGTAGTTTGTGTTGTCGCATTAATAGTTACAGCACCAGTTCCACCCGAAGGCGAAATTGTAACATTTGTACCAGCAACAATACTTGTTACACCAGTATTTGTTAATGTTACAGCACCAGTTGCTCCTGATGTTGAAATACCTGTTCCTGTTGCAATAGATGCAACACCAAAGGAAGGACCACTAAATTGTATCCAAGTAATTGCAGTACTGTCAAATGTTACTGATTTGGTCGTTTGTGTCCAACCGGTGTTGTATTGTGTTGCACCTGATGTTACAAGTATTGCTGCACCATCTACTTCATCAATTGGTGTATTTTCATTAAAATCGCTTGTACGAGTAAGGACCCAGTTGGTTGAAGATGAACCGGTTGATGTTACAGTATAGATACCATTTTGTGATTGTGTTGTTTGATTTTTTACAAGAACACGAATACCAGCACCTGGTGTATTACCATCAAGTACCAATGCAGCCTGCGTTGAATTATTTGTAAGTGTAAACGTTGGAGAACCAACGTACGTACCAGATAGGTTTGCTGTTGTTGCAAATACAGCTGGTTGCTTCCAAGACAAACCTGCTGCAACAGCATCAACATATGCCTTGTTTGCTGCATCACTTGAATTAACTGGAGTTGCAATTCCTGTTACCTGGCTTGATGTATTAGCAAATATAAACGTACCAGAAATACTTGTGCTTCCTGATGGATTAATTGGAGTGTACCCAAGAGCAGTTGTAATTTGACTTGAAGTTAACGAAGCGGCTGTATATGTTCCTGCACCTGTGCGTTGTACAAAACCGATTGTTGAAAGTCCTGCTAATCCTTGAAGTTCTGTACCAAGCGTAAATGTTAATGTACCAGAATTTGTAATTGGTGAACCACCAATTGTTAACCCAGTTGAAGTTGTTGTTGCAGCTACTGATGTAACACTTCCATTTGCTTGGCTTGTCCACGACATTGAAGCACCAGGACCACCAGAAGTTAAAACCTGTCCTGCAGTACCTGGATTTGAACCAGCAATATACAATTCGCCATTCTTATACCATTCATACAAAAGAGAACCAGTTGCAGAAACAAACAATAGTGCACCAGGTGCACCTGTTCCATTACCAGCAGATGGTGCAAGTTGTACATTACCACCATTACCGTTTGTACCTGTTGCAGTACCACCTTCAAAATATGCACCACCTGCATTGTATCCAGAACCACCAAGGATTACTACATCACCACCTTTACCAGATGTGTTAGTTGTTGATGATGAACCACCACCGTGCAAGTATGCTGTACCACCTGTTGCTGTTGCAGAAGTACCTGCGTACAAATACAAACTACCACCAACTGCTGTTCCTGTTGAATTTGTATCGCCTGCTTCAATAACCAATGAAACACCTGCAGTTGAATTACTACCCCCTGCACTAACTTCAGGGACTGCATCAGGAATAATAACTGCTGCACCCTTTACATAGTTACCAAGTAAGATACCTGGGATCTGTCCGTATGTACCACCATTTGGATTTGATAATCCACTAATTGCGTTTGGTAATGACAATCCAAACGCAAATGCTGTATTACCTGCTAATGTGTATCCATCTGTTGCACCAGCGTATTGAATATAGCCAGCTTGGAATGTAGCATTATATGCTGACGGACCACCACCGACCAATACCTGTGCTGTAATTGAACCAACACCGTTTGTAATTTGTAATGAAGAACCACCTGTAATTGTTGTACGAGTAAATCCAGTACCATTACCAATATCAATTTGACCTGCTGTTGGTAATGTTGAAAGTCCTGTACCACCATTAGCAACACCAAGAGTTCCTGCTAATGTTACTGCACCAGTTGAAGTACCTGTTGGAGTTAATCCCGTTGTACCTGCACTAAATGAAGTTACGCCATTGTTTGAAGTTAAAACTGCCACTCCATTTACATACAAACCTCGTGCATTAATTGTACCATAGCCTTGAGAACCACCAGTAGCACCATAACTTGTACTACCTCCTGCACTACTTGGTAATAATCCATTCATTACCAAACCACTATTGCTTGCTAAAAAGAAAGCTTGTACTGGACCCGAACCATTATAATTTTGATATACTTCAATCTGTCCACCGGAAAATTGAAGTACTGCTCCTGTACCATTAGTACCTGAAATATCTTTAAAAAAGATTGATGGTCCAGCACCAAAGGTATTTGCTGTACTACCGCTACGAGTAATAAGAACATCAGGAAGCTGATTTGTTGAATTACTTGCACTTGCAAATGTTGCAAGTGGATATGTTGGAGTTCCACCACCATTTACAATTAATCCACTTGTCGTTCCATTTGATGGTTGTGTTAGTGTTAATGCAGCACCGCTTGATGGTTGGGTAAGTATGACATTACTTGGTAGGCTTAATGTTACTGCACCAGTTGAAGCACTTGCAGTAATTTGATTTGCTGTACCTGTAATAGATGTTACACCACCAGCACTTCCACTTGATGCTGCTGTGATACGTCCTTTAGCATCAACAGTGATACTTGCATTTGTAAAAGAGCCAACATTGCTGTTTACAGTTGCAAGCGTATTAACAGAACTACCCGCAGGAGATGTTACATCTCCTGTAAATGCTGGAAGCTGTGTTGCAGCCAAAGAGCCAGAAATTAAACTAAATGAGTAATCACCACTTGTTGGAGTTACAGCACCTGTACGAGAATTAAACGAAAGTACGCCAGTGTTGGTAATTGTAAGAATGCCAGATGTGGTAATTGGTGAGCCAGAAATGCTAATACCAGATCCGCCAGTTGCTGCAACGGATGTTACGGTTCCAGATCCACTTCCACCAGATGTATTAACCCACGTTGTTCCATTGTAGAAACGAAGTTGTTGTAAATCTGATCTGTAGTAAATTTCACCAGCTTGGGCAGAAGAAGGATCAGATGTGCCAGAATCAACGACGATCTCAATGATCTCCGCACCACCTGTCATATTAAAATTACCGTAAACCTTCATTGGATCTCCTGGGATAACACTATTGTTGTATATTTATCCTGGGTTATGTTTATTCTAAATAGAACCATGCGCATCAACGACATCTACGAATACAGTGAAAGTACAAAACAAATTGAAGTTCTGAAAAAGGAATGTGGGCAATTCCTTTCGGAATCAGAAGGTAATCCACTTCTTAAAAATCTTTCAATCTCTATCCATTCGTTCCATAAAGTGAAAGTCCGTAAACGAAAGAACGATACTGGTGAGTTTACACAGACATTTAATGAAGCGTTTGAATCAAAGCATCCAGGATTAAGACAAAGAGCAATATTTGCAAATGGCTTAAGTTCCTTTCGTCCAGTGTTAGACGAGAAGACTCAACCTTGCTACATCTTTCCAATAGATGGATATAAGTTTATGTACAGCCGAGAAGTAGAAAATTCGGGTCATGAATATAAGCAAGTATTTGAAACACTATTTGAACAGTTTGGTGAAGAGAAGGGGAATGAGGTACTAACTGATCTTCTTCGTTTTACATACACATCAAAGAACCTATCAGAAGGGATTGAATCAGGTTCAGAGATTATCATTTACGGAATCCCCTATTTTTATGCATACGATGTTTCGTCAGCATTTGGTGGGTATCCAGGTTTGTTGTCCAAGATAGGTGTTTAATGTACACTACGGTTAAAACCACTCTGCGTCCAGGCAGTACGATTGAAGGATTGATTCGACACTACAATTCGTACAACATAGAAAAAGAACAATTGCAAGAGTTGGTTCAAAAATTTAACGAATTGAATCCTCACGCAAGACCACCAAAACTCTATCAGGAAGTAGAAGTTCCTATTGCTTGCTTCATAGAATTATCAAAAAAGACCACTCATAAATATCGGAAAGGAGAATCAGAATGGAAAAAACAGTAGCGTTGTTTAAGTTAATTAGCGGTGAAGAGTTAATTGCAGAGTATAAGTCAGATGGTGAGTTCTATGTACTCAAATCTCCACGTAAAGTGTTTGTTCAGCAAACAAGTCAAACTACATTTGGTGTTAAGGTAGCTCCTTGGTTGGTTGGTGCACCAGATGGTGTCTTTCCAGTTCACGCAGGACATATCCTCACAGTATGCGCAGAACCAAATCCTGAACTCGTTGCAGGCTACTTGAAAGAAACTTCACCAATCGATCTTTCAGCAACAGCACCAAAGTCAATTATTGCGCCATAAGGAATCTCTGTGGCTGTTGTAGCATATCAATGTTCGGTTTGCAAAAGAACAATTAATCTCATTCAGAATAAGAATGGGCTTGACCATATTGGAAATTGTAATATCACATTGGGATGTAGAGGTCAGTTAATTCAACAGGAAGTGTACCTTGATTATGTTCGTGGTAGTTTACCTCCTGATGTTGTTGGTTTACAGAACTGGGTTCAACGTCAGGTTCTTTATAACTTTACACAAACAGTTTCAAGGCAAACGTGGGTTATTACACATAATTTAGGTGTCCTTCCTTCTGTGCAAGTTTATGTTAATGTTCCTACTACTGCAAACGCAAACAATATGGAAGAGATTCTTCCAACAGAGATTGTTTACAATACTGACGATCAACTAACATTAACTCTCCCTGCTTCATATACTGGGATAGCCCAGTTGATTGCTCGTGCATCAAATCCAGATATTCTAAATCCAAGACCGCAGCCAGCACCTATTACAACAGTACCAACAATCCAATTAACAAATGCAGGTGAACTTACGATTGCATCAAGAGTATCAACAGTTGATATTCCTCTTGGACTTATTAATCCAACTACTGGCTTACCAGTTGCAAATGCAGGATTGCCACTTACACTTACATTTACACCTTCTACTGGAACACCAATCTCTGTTGGATACGTTGCATCAAATATTACCTCGGAACTTTCACCTTGGTCAGATACCTCACGTGTCCTCTTTATGGGAAAGGTCTATACTGTAAGAACGTTTAACGTTCAAACATCTGCAAGTACAATTTCAAATGGTTCAGCAGTTTCTTTAACTGGTATCTCTCTTCCAAGTAGCATTACTATTCCTATCGTTAGTGTTGATACTGCAGGAAATACGTTTACTGTTTCAGGAGATTATGTAGAGGACTTCACTCCAGGTACAAACTTCCTAACTGATAACGGGGCAGGTGCACTTAATTGGTCAGTTGGTAGTTCGTTATATGATCCAACAACAAATGAAACAACAATAAGTCCGGTAGGAACAATCTCATCATTTTCTCTTCCTGGAACAATTGTCCTATCAGGTTCTCGAGAAGTTGTTGAAGGTGAAATCATTATCCTCCTAGGAAATTCCCCTTACACAATCTACGATAAGATTACAAACTCATACATTGATATTACAGCAGTTGATACAACTGCTACACAATTTGACCTCTATTATAATGCGGGTAATCTTGTTGCTGATACCTCTATTGAACAGACTGTATATCCTCCACTTCGTTCCGTATAAGTAAGAACGTTGTCTCAACCAGAGCCAGCAAATATAATGGAGTCTTATGGATAACAAGAAACAAAAATTATTAATTGAGATGCTGATTTCTAGTCCCGATACGTTTGCACTCTGTCAAGGTATTGTCGAACCAGAATACTTCGATCCAGAATTTCACAACGCCGTTAAGTTTGTTAAACAGTATTACAACGAATACAACACTACTCCCTCACCACTTCAGATTGAAGCAGAAAGTGGTCAACATTTAAAAACACATAAAATCGAAAGAGATCAAGTCTTATACTGCGCAGATGAGATTGAGCAGTTCTGTAAACAGATGGGAATGCAAAAAGCAATCTTAAGTTCTGTTGATGATGTTAACAAAGGAAACTTTGGAGCAGTAGAGAGTAAGATTCGCGATGCTGTTATGATCTCTTTGAATAGAGATTTAGGATTACGCTACTACGATGATCCAGAGAAGAGATTAAATGCAATGCTATCAGGTGGTGGTGTTGCATCAACTGGTTGGGCTGAAGTAGATGAGTTATTGTTTGGAGGACTGTCAAGAAAAGAACTTCTTCTTGTTTCTGCAAATTCAGGTGGTGGTAAGTCTATCTGTCTTGCAAACCTTGCCTTGAATATGAGCAATCAGGGACTTAATGTTCTATATGCATCGTTGGAATTATCTGAAGAGATTATTGCTCAACGATTTGATACAATGGTGACGGGAATTAGTCGTAAGGATTGGAAGCAACACGTTTCAGAAATTGCAGTTCGAGTACAAGAAGCAGGTGTAAATAAGGGTCATATTGATATTAAGCAATTCGCAGTTGGTACGAATGCAATCCAGATTCACGCATACCTTAAAGAGTATTATCTACAATACAATTGTATGCCTGATTTGTTAGTCTTGGATTACGTTGATCTTATGCACCCTAATGAAAAAACCGTTAATATTGGGGATCTTTGGACGAAAGATAAACTCTGCTCTGAACAACTTCGTGATATTGGGGTAAGACATAATATGATGGTTGCAACTGCTTCACAGTTGAATCGTTCAGCCGTAAATGCGACCCATCAATCACACGACCAAATTGCTGGTGGTATCTCAAAGATAAATACTGCCGACGTTTATTGGTCAATCCTTATGAACGAATCAATGAGAGCGAAGGGAGAGATTTGTTTCCACTTTCAGAAGACTCGTAATAGTGATGGTGTTGGTAAGACTGTATACTTGACGTGGGATGGAAAATACCTACGAATAGTAGACAAACAAAATTCAGGTTCAAATCCTCTTCCTTTCGTTAAGAAACAAAAGGATAAGAATTCTGCAATTAAGGAAGCCATATTGGGAGATATTCCAAGTGGCGATGGTTTAACAGGCTTAATGACTTCAACATAATAGTTGACGATAACAAATAGAATAAGTATGCTTCTTTAGGTACTCGAACAAAAATAATAACAATTAGGAGACTCCACCATGGCAACAGTACAACCAGTAACAACACTCAACATCGATGGCACATCATTTAACGTATCCGACCTTTCACAACAGGTTCAAGGACTTGTAGGCGTTTACAACGAATGGAATCAGAAGCTTGCTGATGCACAGAGTTCAGCTGCTCTTGCAGCAGCCGCAGCAGCAAACGATGCAGCTCCAGCAGCTGACGCAGCACCAGTTGCTCCATTGGCAGATGTTCCAGCAGCACCAGTTGCTGACGTTGCACCAACAGACGCAACCGTAAACTAAGATTCGACTAGGTCGCTCCTAGGAATCGCAGTCAAACTCCAGGTCGCACCTGGAGTTTTCTTTTTGTGTACTCATAAATATCCATAGGAGACCCTTATGGATATGAAACGAATTCGTGAACTTGCAGGTTTGCAAGAGAATATGAGCCCAACACTTCAGGGAATAGCTGAAGAAGTGTATACGCTTGCTGAATCTCGCGTTGCTGATACCGCTGCTGGTCAAGATGGTCGTGGATTCGATCGTACTGCCATTATGCACGATGTCGATAAGATTTTCATAGAAATCAAGGCACACATTGAGTATAAACTCCGAAACAATAAGTTTTAATCACTAAATACGAGATAATTTGGAAAGGTGTACTCTATGGGTCTATTAAACGATGTTGTTAATGAAATGGGAGCTGCTGGCTCTATCGGAGCAAACTCTGTAGCAGGTGTTCGTCAACCATTGATGGGTAGTCGCAAGAAGAAAAAGAGAGAAGTAATTACCCGTAGTTTTTCTGTTGGTGAATCCGCAAATCGTTTCGTTAACTATGCCCGCACAATTACAAGAGAAGGTTCACTCAATCGTGGTGGAATCCTAAACCTTCAAAACGTTCGTCAGAAAGGACAAACCCAACTTCAGTACGCAATGTCTCTTATCAGTGAAGATATTACTGGTGCAACAGACTTTGACGTAGCAGATGTACTTTCAAAACTAGAAGCTGCAGAAAAGAAGGCAAAGGTTGAAAAGGATACCGTAACGTTTGGACTTGAGAATGAAGATGGTGGCATCGTTCGTGTCTATGTAAAGAAAGATCAAGCAGACGAATTTGAGCAAGCGCTCGCACAGATGCTTGCAGGTTCAGATAACAATCAAGATAATGAGAATACCTCACTTGAAATTGCAGAAGTGCTGTTTAAGTTGAAGGATCGTTATGACATTGTAGATGTTGACTGGGGCGATATTCCAGAAGATGAAGAACAAGAACAAACCGTAGATGGTGGTGAGCAACAAGGTCAAGAAGGACAACCACCAGCAGAAGGTCAGCCAGGTCAGGATGGACAAGAGAATCCAATTGATCAAGAAGCTGATCAGGAAGGCGAACAACCACCTGAAGGTCAAGAAGGTGGCGATATGGGTGCTGGTGGCGAAGAACAAGCAAAATCCGCACTAGACTCCGTAATTGATTTAATGAAGGCAGATGCAAAAGCAAAGCAAGCTGAAGCAGATGCACGTGCTGCTGAAGCACGTGCTAAAGAAGCAGAGTGGGCAGCAAAGGCATCAGCAATTAAAGTAAAACAAGAAGAGAAGATCCTTGATATGGAAACCCACGAGAAGGATATTCAGAAGCAAGAGAAGGAAGCAAAGAGACTTGCAAAGCTTGCAAAGTATGAACACGATAAGGCTTCAAAGTATGGTGGTGAATTACACGGCGCGCCAGATACTTCAGATGAACCAATTCGTGGTGGTGCTGATGTTGGTGATTCTGAAGAAGAGGAAAGTGGTGGCTCACACGTTCCATTTGATCCAAAATTAAAGTACAAAGGTGATCCAGAAAATCCAGAACGTGTTTCTTTAGAACAGCTTCGCGATTTGATATTCTATCACTTGAAGGGAGCTAATAAGTAATGTTTACATTCACAGAATTCCTTGGCGTTTACGATGAACTACGCGAAGACCTTGCTGCCCTTCAGCAACAATCTCAACAGTATCAAGGTCAAATTCAAGACTTGACTACAAAGGCTCAACGTCTTATGCAGTTGAAAGCTCAAGTTGATAAGCAAATTCAACAACAGAGTCAGCAACAGACTCAAGCTAATCAGACTGCTAACCAGTCTGCCTCTGCAAATGCAACTTCCGTAACGCCAGGAGCAGCACCTGCTGCTGGTGGAGCAATGGCTGCCCCATCTGTTGCCTAACCCTTGAAAGGACCATTGGTTTAAGTTATAATCGGGTGTATGAACTATTGTCCACTCGATACGAAAATCATAGAGATAAATAGGACTATGGGTCCATTTACACATCTACCTAAACCCGAACTTCCAGAGTTAAAAGTCGTAACGCTTCCAAACGGAAAGCGACACTATACAACTCCTGAAGGAGTCAAGTATCCATCAATTACAACTGTCCTTGGTGCTCAAGAAAAACCTTGGCTTACAGATTGGCGAAACTCTCTTGGTAAACAGAAAGCAGACGCTGAAACAAAACGTGCTGGTGAACGAGGAGATGCAGTTCATAAGTTAGCGGAAATCTACTTGAATAATCAACTAACATCAGAAATTACCAAACCCTATAAACCAGAACTTGTAAATTGGTTTAACAAAGTGAAACTTAATCTTAATAAGATTGATAACATTCGTATACAAGAGGCTGCTCTCTATAGTGATGTCCTCCGAGTAGCTGGACGAGTTGACTGTATTGCAGAGTATGATAAAACACTCGCAATTGTAGACTTTAAGACTTCTACAAACAGCAAAGTAAAGGCAATGATCTATGATTATTACCTACAAACTACTGCATATGCATTAATGTGGGAAGAACAAACTGGTGAACATATTGACGATATTGTAATCATTATGTCTGTTGAAAAGGGTATGGGTCCGTTAATATTCAAAGAAAAGGTGCATAAATATATCTCGCCGTTAATGAAACGCATTAACAAGTATTATGAGGATCACAAATGACAGATATCGTAGAATATGGAACAATCGAGCTATTAAACCAATACTTTGTATCCGGTAAGTTCAAGCTTGATCCTCAAGTCGCAGTTGGTCCAGATGTTTATACAAAGTTTGAAACATCACCATTTACAATTTCCGAAGCATTGGATGGTAAGAATCCAATGGTTGTTTACGTCAATAAAGACGCTACTGATATGTTGGTCTTCTGTTGGGAAGCAACCTCTCGTAATGGAATACAACCATCAGGCTGTGCAATTCTTTCAGAAGTAGAAAAGTATAAGACAAAACCAAAAGTGATTAATGAACTTGATGATGGAAAGATAACAATCCGTCCTGACCAATTGGTTGGTGATTTAGTTCGTGTTGTCTTTACAAGCCTTACTTCTCCAAAGGAACTTCAAGGTAAAATTGATACTGGTGCGACAGTAAGTTCTCTTCACTCTGATCGCTATACAGTTAAAGGACAAAACATTGAGTTTGAATGTCGTCCACTTACAGATCACGTTATTACTGTCCCTCTTAAAACACAGCACGCTGTTAAATCACCAGATGGTGGTACTGTTTACCGTCCAGTTGTTGAACTTGATGTTAAAGTAAATGGAAAACTCATTAAAGGTGCGATGTTTAACCTAAACGATCGTAGCCATATGGATCAACCTGTATTGATTGGACAAAATGTTCTACAGGCTGGAAAGTTTTTTGTTGATCCATCACGGACTGAAGGTGTAGAATCTGAATTCGATTGGGAGATCCTTAATGAGACCTCCCGTATAATTCCAACACAGAATGCAAATGATGAAGCATTATCCGCATTCTACCAAAATATGTTGGAAAGCGATATAACGTTCAACGACCTTGTCCGTTATATCAAGCGTGAAGTAATTAAGACGTTTGAGGATATTGAGTAATGGCAGTTGCAAAATCACCATTTAGAGTTTTTAGACAATTCCTTTCACCAAAGTACTGCGAGTACATTTGTGATGCAATTGCATTTACAGATGCAGATACAGATAAGGAAGGTGATCTTCTTAAAATGGTTAAGCACAATGAGTATGCCGAAGGGTTGATCTATGAAAGATTGCAACCACTTATTCCTGACCTTGAGAAGTACTACGGAATTACTTACAAAGGTACAGAGCAAATTATGGTTGAATGGTTTGCGGAGGGTACAACAGGAAAACCACAATGCGAAAACAGCCACTATCTTCGTAAGAAGTGGGTTAGAACATTATCTCGTGATCTTTCAGCAATCCTATTCTTAAGCGATTACAACGATTCTGAAAATTTTGATAGCGATTATGAAGTCTATGGTGGTAAGTTAGAGTTTCCACAGCACCAATTTGGCTTCAATCCAGAACGTGGTACATTAATTGTCTATCCAAGTGTTCCGCATTTTATAAATGCTACTGCTGAAATTAAGGCTGGTGAGCTCTATCAAGCTCGTATCCATATGTCAGCTACAACTCCTTTATTGTATGATCCGTCCAAATTTCCTGGCAACTATACCAATTGGTTTAATGACATAGAATAACTATGCGTTGGCTAATTTTAATTCTCCTGCTATTCGTAAGCACTCGAATATTCGATGGTGTTGTTGAATATACTCCAACACCTCCAAAGTTTGTTCGCTATGCAACAAACGCAAATGAAAAACAAGAAGCAAAGTGCCTTGCTCTTAACATTTACTACGAAGGAAGAGGCGAACCATACAATGGTAGACTTGCAATAGCAAATGCTACCATTAATAGAATTAACTATCCAGCCTATCCAACAACAATATGTGGTGTTGTTTATCAACCTGGACAGTTCACTTGGACAACAGTTGAACACGGGTTAAAGAACCCATACAGTTGGTACCTTGCTAACAAACTTGCTCGAAAGGTTATCCAAAACCATCTTCAAGATGTTAAAGATAATACAGAAGGTGCCGTTAGTTTTCACACGTTAACAGTTCACCCAGATTCACATAATATGGTTCCAACTATTGTAATAGGTCATCACATATTCCTACGACCCGTTGCAAATAAGCCTTCGTAAAAGATATACTACATACCTCACTATAACAATAACAGGAGATTTCCAATGGCAGATGAAACAACTATCAATGCAAAAGAACGCATTGAACTCAAGACTATGCTTGTTGAAATGACCAAGCTATTCCAAATGACTGACGACAATAAAGAAGCGTTGAAAGATATTGCTTCTGCTGCTGAAGAGAAGTTTGGTATCAAGAAGAAGCACATTAATAAACTTGCGAAGACAATGTACAAACACAATTACCAAGATTTGCAACAGGAGAACGAACACTTCGAATATTTGTACGAAGCTGTTATAGAAGGAAAAAATCCCTAACCAAATCAATAACAGATTCGGAGTACACCAAACATTCGGTATATCCTGACAATTGTTGAGCAGGAATATATCGATGTTGGTTTAACTCTCTAAGGATTGTTTGTTCAAGTTGATAAAGATTAAACAACGATCCTGATTTTGTTTCGATTGGGTCTATATGGTAGCTTACATTATGATATTTAAACCGAGACTTTATGTCTTGTTGTGTAATACCAATCTTTAAAAACGTTTCAACAACATCTTGAAATTTAATTAAATACAACAAAGCTGGTGTATTTTTCTTTTCAGGATAAACGGAAAAGTATTCCATACTATATCCACCACGACGAACAGAATCAGCACACTTACGACAACCTTGTCCATTTAAGTGATTATTTGGTGTCTGTTGAAAATATCCGTGAACTTTACAACCTATAAGGACGTTGTTGGCTGCAGTTGTGTATTGAACTTTATCGTAGGTAAACTTTGTGCCGTGCTTGGAGATAGCCTTATTAATAAAATCCAATGTGTTGCTTCGAACAGATTTTACTCCAGTTCTTGGTTGTTTCTTACTTGCTCTTCGAGCATCATAACATCGTTTGCATCCATACTTACCATTTATATGAGCATTTGGTGTTTGAAAATAGGAACCGTGAACAGGACAAATAATTTCTACCTTTATCATCGACCCTTGATAGTTTACATTGGAATAATTATAATGCTGTCCGTGTACAGAATGTGCACGACTTATAAAGGATTCGTTAGAAAGTTTGTTTGGCATTTATGGCTCCATTGTACCATATTTATAAATAGACTACAAGCCAGGCACAAAATGGAATAAAATGAGTTATATTTCAGCAATCCGTATCAACGACGATGTTATCGTATGGGAGAGGACTCCTGAAGGACGAGACTTCAAGACGTTCCGTGCTCCCTACTACTTCTACGCTCGTCCTGATGATTGGTATGATGAGAACTTAGCTTCGGACGAATCGTACTTGACATTTAAACGTGAAGTTGTATATAGGTACGATTTCAATACAGCAAAAGAGTTTCAGATCTGTCGTTCAGAACGAATTAACGATCAGGTGCCACTCTTCGAATCAGACATTCCACCAGAGATTCGTATTCTTTCTCAACACTACTATCAGAAGCCTACACCTAAACTTCATATAACGTTCTACGATATCGAGGTAGACTTCGATATCATTAATGGATTCTCAAGCATTGCAAATCCATATGCTCCAATTAACTCTGTTGCTCTCTACCATAGATGGTTAAAGGAGTATGTTGTTCTTTGTGTTCAACCAGATCCAGTTTTCCCTCTTGGACCTGCTCCAAAGGAGTTTATAGATCAACTTAATGACGTTGCACCACTTCCTAAAGATATGAACTTGGAAGTGATCTTCTGCAAAGATGAAAAAGAACTTCTTGCATACTTCTTAGTTGAGATCGAAGATACGGATCTACTATCAGGTTGGAACAGTGATGCATTCGATATGCCATATGTTGGCAAGAGAGCAGAGAAGTATGGAAAGGCAATGTTCCGTGCCCTTTCATTTCCTGGCGCACTTGATCCATCATTTCGAGATTTTATCGGTCGTAATGAACAGTTAACAACGACATTGGATCTATCAGGTCGTATCAGTTGTGATATGATGGTTCTTTTTCAGAAGTATGAACAAGCAGGTCGTCAATCCTATAAATTGGAATCGATTGCAGATGAAGTGTTGGTTGATGAAGATGGTAATCCAACACTACCAAAGTTAGAATACGAAGGATCACTTGCTGATCTTTATAGAAATAACTTTGCTCATTTTATCAGATACAACCTTCGAGATACTGAAGTGTTGGAAGGGTTTGAGCAGACACTTGGTTATGTTCAACTTGCAAATGAAATGTATCATATGTCTACTGGTGTCTACAAACACGTTACGGGAACGATTAAGTTATCTGAACTTTCTGTTGTGAATTACTGCCACCACGTACTTGGTGGACTTGTAGTAAATGACATTACAAAGCCAGATGTTGATAAGCAGATTAAAGGTGCACTGGTTCTTCTACCACAAATTGGTGAACACAATTTTGTAGGATCAATTGACGTTAACTCTCTATACCCATCTTCTATTCGTTCGCTTAATATCTCACCAGAGACACTTCGTGGTCAGTTTCCACAAGAGGAATTTGCAGCAAAGGAAATAGCTCTTAATTCAGACGTACCACTCACTTACTCTTCTGATGGACAAGATGAATATGATGGAGCAACACTACCAGCAAGTGAGTGGAGAGCATTATTCCTTAAGCGCAAATGGGCTGTTAGTGGATTTGGTACAGTATTTGATCAGAATAAACAGGGAATCATTCCTGCAATTCTCGAAGAGTGGTTTAAAACTCGTAAACTCTATCAGAAGAAAATGAAAGAGGATAAGCACCTTGCTGGGTATTATGATCGGTTGCAGTACGTTTATAAGATTAAGTTGAACGCATTCTACGGTGCACTCTCAAACCTATACTTCCGTTTCTATGATCTTCGTATGGGTGAGTCTACAACTGGTACTGGTCGAGCGATTGTTAGGCACCAATGTCGTGTTGCAAATCAAACACTTGGTGGTGAATACGATATTGACTTTCCTCAATATACTACGATGAAAGAAGCAATAGAAAAAGGTGGAGATCCAAATACTGCGCTCGATGGACCAGTGTTTAATGGTATGTTCCAGACAGAGAACATTATCTATGGTGATACAGATTCTACATACTTCGAAACATTTGCTGATAATAAGCAGAATGCGATTAAGATCGCAGACTATGTTGCAAAGAAGGTAAATGAGTCTTACAAACCTTTTATGCAACAAACGTTCCTTTGCAATCCAGGATTTGATGACATTATTAAATGCGGTCGTGAACTCGTTACGGGTCGTGGTATCTTTGTAGATAAGAAGAGGTACATTCTTCACATTCTCGATCAGGATGGAAAATCTTGCGATAAGATGAAAGTAATGGGACTTGATACAAAGAAGACCACTCTTCCAAAGGATGTATCAAAGAAGCTAAATGGTTTCATTGAGAGATACTTGAAAGGCGAAAGTTGGGATACTGTTGCAGAAGATATTGTTGCATACAAGGATGAAATTTTAAATACAAATGATATTATGAAGATTGGTCTTCCAAAAGGTATTAAGGGACTTGAAGAATATAACAAGGCGTATAGGATTGATAAGGATTGTAGGCTTCCTGGTGGACATACTGCAGCAATTTTCTATAACCTTTGTAGAGAGCAGTTCAAGGATAATAAGAGTATTGAGATACGTTCAGGAATGAAGATTAAGATATTTTATCTTACAAAGTCATTCGGGCGATTTAAGACGATTGCAATTCCTGTAGATATTGAAGAAGTGCCAAAGTGGTTTTACGAGAACTTTGAAGTTGATCGTGAAGCGCATTTGGAACGGTTAGTGGATAACCCATTATCTAACATAATTTATGCGATTGGAAAAGAGGTTCCTACCAAGCAGAGCTTATTTGTTGATTCCGCCTTGGTTTGGTAGTATTATTCCCCTAACTCCCACCTCGAGGTCCTCTCAATGATTAAGAATGTCTTGAATTTTATAGTGTTCGTATTGATATTCTTTGGACTTATCATAGCATTTAGTCATCGTGTTCACGCAGATCCTATTGCAGTCAACTATCCAGAATTGTTCACACCACCCGAATCTTTATATGTTGAAGTTCCAAAACTCAAAAAACTTCTTCCTCGATTTCCTGTTGCATCGGAAAGCGTGTTTGTTGTGAATTTAGATACCCAAGATGTTGAGTATGCGAAGAATGAGAATGAACTTCGCTCAATTGCATCCATTACGAAGATGATGACTGCGTATGTTGTTCTCCAACAACCACAAATTGATTTGTCTGAAGTCCTCACAATTACACAAGAGGATGTAAACCTTGCAAAGCGTGCACATCGTGCGTCCAATCTTCGAGCTGGAATGCACTTTACTCGCGAACGATTACTGAACCTTGCGCTTATGAGTTCTGAAAATACTGCCGCTGCTGCTCTCGGTCGAACAACATTCAAAGGTGGTACAGAAGTATTCGTTGAGCAGATGAATGCAATGGCTACAGAACTTGGAATGTTTAAGACAGGGTTTGAAGATCCAATTGGTATTGGTACCAGTAATGTGTCTACTGCATCTGACCTTGTGAGATTGCTTGCTGCTGCTTCTTCTGAACAGGTAATACGTCAGTTCAGTACAACGAAATTTGAACCAGTTCAACTTCCTATTAAGTACAACAAAAAGCCAATTCAATATCATAATACGAATGCGTTGGTTGGATTTAGCGATTGGAATATTTTGGTTCAGAAGACTGGTTTCACAAATGCTGCTGGTCATTGTGTTATAATGATCGTTAATATTCAGGGACAAAAGATCGCTGTTATTGTACTTGATGCACCAAACAACCAATCTCGTGCAATGGATGCAATTAAGCTTCGTCAGTGGTTGGAGCAAGGTAAAGAGATAACTGCTGAAGAGGCTGCGTCTGCAAGTCCGTATAAGTTTGTCCTTTACAGAAAAGGCAAGCCAGTACCAGTTCATCATAGACGTAAACACCGCAGAGGTATTAAGGTATGAAGAATTTACTTTTTTATTTGAAATATGTAATGATCTCATTTTGCATGAAATATGTAATGATCTCATTTTGCATGAAATATGTAATGATCTCATTTTGCATGAAATATGTAATGATCTCATTTTGCATCCTATTCGCTTTCATGGTTATTGTTCATCACTTTCCTAAAGAACCCAAACGAAATAGCACCCCACAAAAAGTGTTGTACCTTGATACGTTTTGTATTATGGGTATTCAATACTTTCAAGATTTTTTCATGGATATCCATCTTCACCTGTTTATGAGAACGATGGGTCGTTAATGCATTGCACTGGAAGTACAAGACAGCAATTGAAGATCGTTGACCAACCCTGAAATGTAGTTGTATTGTTCTCCGAACATTCGGAGAACAATAAAAATGATACTCGACGCAATATCGATCGGATACCTTCAAATAGTAGTCAAAACAGCCAAGTTAGTTAACATCGATAGTGTTATCATAGAACCAAATATGGTTCGTGCAATCGCTGATGATAACTCTGTGGTCATCTTACAAACTAAAGACGTTCCTGATATGCCATTTGGAAGCATTGGTATGAATCGTCTTGATGTCTTTGCATCGCGATATGACCTACTTCGTTCACAAGAGAAGTTCTCTATTGAGGTCGCAATTGACGATGATGCCAATTGCGTTCGTTCAATTATTATGAAGGCAAAGGGTACAAAACTCGATTATCGTTGTGCAAAGCCACAAGCGATTAAGGCTCCAAGACAAATTAATGATACACTTAAACACAGAGTAAAACTTAACGGCGATACGGTTGTGTTGTTGAATAAAGCCGTTCAAGCAATGAGTAGCCCTAAAGCACCAGAACACATTACTTTAATCAGTAATGATGGGGTATCCCTTGAATTAACAGATATAAATAATGATAAGTTCAACCACACATTTATGGAAAAAGTGGAAACATTGACTCCTGATGCAACAGGTAAGTTTGCACATAGGTACTTTGTTAAGACACTTCTTCCGTTGTTGAAGCAGGACTCCGAAGGACATTTTGATGTAGGCGCCAAAGGAATTCTCGCATTCTACGTAAATGGTTTAACAGTATTCGTATTACCACAGGCATAACATTATGGCAGCAAAGACAGCAAAAAAGAAGTACAAATCGTACTACAAACCAAAGAGTAAGAAGAAACCTGAAATTACTCCAGAGTTAATGGCATCTTTGCGTGCTGATATTCTTAAAGAGTTGAAGGCTGAAGATGAACGTCGAGCAGCAGAACTTGAAGTAGAACGTAAGGCTCAAGAATCTGCTCACCAAAAGTTCTTGGAACAGATGTATGCTTCTT